AGACCAAGACCTTTTGACAACCTCAAGCCCAACGTTTGTTGCGGTTAATGCAACCATTGACGGTGGAAGTTACTAATGGCAAGTACGATTAAAGTTAAGCGCAGTAGCACCGCGAGTGCGGTACCAAGCTCTCTTGCAGAAGGAGAGCTGGCTGCTAATACGTCTGACGGCAAACTTTTTCTTGGAAAGAATGACAGCAGCGTAGTAGAGATTGGTGCTGGTGGCGGTGGTGCGTTTAATCCAGTAGAAGCAGAAATGCTAATGCGGCAGACTTCAACTACTGCTGCTGCTGCTGATGAGGTTACGCATCCCTCACAGGTCAAGACAATCGTTTTTAGCCAGCCAACATATCCCTACAACGGCAGTCCTGTATATCAAGAGTTTGGAAGCGGTGGCATAGGTGGCAGCATAGGTCCCTTTGGCACAAGAAGGTTGGGCAGTGGCGCTACTGATATATATACTTTTATAATGCCAGCAGACTTTACAGAACTTGTTTCTGCCGAGGTGATTGCCTTAGATCAATCCACCGCTACAAGAAGTTATCAGGTTGAGGTTTGGTACGGGGCGGCTGGTGCTGCAATAACTACCAAAAACACTGGCACCTCAAGCACCTATTCATCTATCACAAATGGTTTTACCTTTGTTGATATTAGCAACGAATTTGCTGGCATTTCTGCTGGAGACGGAGTTGTTATAAACTTTCAGTCTGAGTCAAACTACGTTTACTACTGCGGAATCCAAATTAGCTACAAATAACAATGGCAACTTACGCAAAAGTACTCCTTAGTGGAGCAACATATGGGTCGCACGAGGATATTCCGCTGGATTCTTCGTACAAAACCGTTCATCAAACCTCTACGACCAGCGGTGCGGTAGAAGATGTAACTGTTGTGTTGTACAACGACAACACTTTGTCATATACATTTACAGTTTCTATTGAGCAAGATGGAACGGTAATCAAAACATTTCCAGTTACAGTACCCGCTGGAGAATCAAAAAATGCCTTGAGCCAAGTTACTCTTGCAGAAAATGTTGATGTAAAGATTAAATACTCAGCAGATCCTAATCCTGTGTTTTCAAACGAAAGCTTAATCTTTCACGACAACACCGCTGGGTCAATGATAACGTGCGATAAGGACGGTGCAAATCGCACAGAGGTTTCTCTTGATAGTCATGTGTCAGATGACCCATCAGCGTTTGCTATTGACAACATTAACAATGTAATGTTTGTTTTTGACCGAGACGTAGACAGTATCTTTTCATACAACTTGATTACTGGAAACAAACTGGGCGCAATAACAGGTATAACGACCAGTTACGGAGGCATAAATTTATATGCCAGTGGATATGCAAAAAAATTAATTGTTGTTACTCAGGGTATAAGAGTAGAATACTACGACTACTCCTCATCGTATGACCACTCAAGCAGTTCTGGTGAGTTACAATATAATAGCAACTCCTCTTATCCCATGCACTATGCTGGAATAAATAGATACGGGGTATTGGCCGTTGGTCTTGCAGGCGGTCTTAGCAACACCTTACTGTTTTGGTCTTGGGGCGATATTGGTGGAACGCAAACAACAACATTGGGTCTAAGTAGTATATACTACTCAGCAGTAAATGGCGGAATTGCAGGTCAGCCAGATGGGGATGGGTGGTGTGTTTTTAGCAACAACGCATCATATCTAACTTATTATGGCAAATTTGGAAATGGAACAAACAACTCCACCCAATACAGCACATCATATAGAGGATCTTTTGCTGGACTTGACGACGATTATGTTTATTTGGTAGCTGGCAATAGCAGTTACGCTCACTTAAAAATTGCTTACGGTAGCACTACATCTACGGCATTTATAACTAATTCCAGTTCCGCAAGTATTGGTCCATATGCGGGCTATTATCACCATACCTGTCCAATCATTACAGATGGAACAAATGACTGCATTTTCTTCCCCAACGGAAACGGATCTATTGCAAAGATTGCCATTAGTGCCTTTACCTATGCAGAGCTTGCAAACGACCCAGTAACATCAGCAACTCCAAACGGAGTGTTGACTGGAGCACCCCCGCCAACCAATGCCTACTTTACTGGCTACGCAAATCAGCAATTGCCTTAATGCCCATTCGCAAGAAACAAGATGGTTGGTACTGGGGCGGCAAGGGTCCATTTCCAACTAAAAAGAAAGCACAAGAGGTCGCTCGTGCAGCGTATGCCAGCGGCTATAAGAAGTAACTAAACCGAGGGATCAATGAAAGTACAGTACATCAGAATCTGGCAAAGCAAGCCAATCCTTGAGAAACTCTTTATGACGAGTGAGAACGGCAAACTGCGTCGCCGTTGCAAGCACAACGTCAAGCAGATGCAGCCGTTTTGGGACGACATCATTGAGTGGATCAAGGCTGACAAGGAAGAGCATAAGTGGGAGCCTGTTCCGGGCGGAGATGGACCGCCCAACGGCGATGAGTTCTACACGCGATTTGAAAACTTCCTGCTTGATACAGATGAGAAGGTTGACTACACGCCATACACGTTCTCAGAAGAGCTAATGGAGTTTGCCGACGGAATCATTGGTGAGCAGGAGCTTCTCATCTCTTGGCTGTTTACTGAGAACCAAGTACAAGAATAGGGCGGGCCACCCCCAAACCCCTGATCCCTCACCTGCCGGGGGGTGAGTCCCGCCTACTTTTTCACACTTTTCACTCTTTTCATAGGCAGAGAAAAGCATGGATATGTCTGATTTCAGCGACGAGGATCTTGATCTGCTCAATGAGCTGGTAGGTCGCATTGGCGACTTCCTTGACATGGATGAGCCGTCTTTCGTTCGTGCCTATGATGAGGATGCAGAGGTGTTTTTGCCGCTTTCCAATGGAGGATCGGTGGCATCAATCCACTATACGGGTGATGCTCTAATCATTCGTAGCGTGGTGGCAGGTGAGGTTGAATATCGCACTCTCAACGGTGAGCCAGCCAAGATGACGGCTGACTACATCAGGGAGAGGACCATAGACACCTACCAACGGGCGCGTGTTCGGGCAGACAATGCCTATGAGATAGCGCAGAACCGTGGTTGGAACATAGACGATTAGAACCATGGCAACGACAAAGGATGTCTCAAAAACCAAAGGCGGACGACTGCTCTACCGGGGCGAAACCTTCAGCGGATACAACAAGCCCAAAAGGACATCGGGAGAGCGTAAGAAGTTTGCGGTGCTGGCGAAGAAGGGCGACCAGGTGAAGTTGGTACGCTTCGGCGATCCCGATATGCGGATTAAGAAGAGCAACCCTGAGCGTCGTGCCTCTTTTCGTGCAAGACACAAGTGCGACACAGCGAAGGACGTTTTTACGCCGCGCTACTGGTCGTGCAAGATGTGGTAACTAAAACAACGAGGACACTATGCCCTACGGTAAATACGCTAAGAAAACCAAGATGAAGTCTTACAAGCGTAAGAAGAAATGATTCCTTGGTTCATAGACAAAGACCCTAAAAAGGTCACACCGCGACCACCGGAGCAGATTCCTGTGGCGGCACTTGTACCACCAACCGTACTACCTACGATGATTAAGAAACTACTTGACCGACTTAAAGAAGCCTCTACGTGGGCTGGACTTGCTATTGTGGCTCAGTTCCTGCCTATCGGCATGGAGGAGCTTCAGGTTATCTGGGAAGCTATCACGGCACTCGCCGCTGTTGCCGCCATGCTGATTCCTGAAGGGAAACCAGCCGAGGATGCCAACAACGGTTAGCATCTTTGCTTATATTCATGGAACCCAAGCATTAAACCATGTTCTGTGAATGCTCATTGTCCGAGGTGCAAGAGTTCTCGCTGTCACGTAACGGCGGGGACCTTGCGCTGTCGGATAATTTTATTTTAAGTGAGTTTGCGTGTAGCGATGGCTCAGACATCGTTCTTGTGCATCCGTCGCTTGTAGCCCTTCTCCAAACCATCAGGACGCACTTTGGTAGGCCCGTTCATATCCTCAGTGGGTATAGGACTGCTGAGTATAACGAGCTGGTGGGTGGCAGCAAGAACAGTACGCACAAGAAGGGCATGGCAGCAGACATTGTTGTACGAGGGGTTAGCCTCAGAGCAATTTATGAGCTTGCAGAGGATCTTGATGCGGGCGGCATTGGTATCTACCCTGATAACAGGTTTATTCACCTTGACGTATGGCGCAGTATGCGTCGGTGGGAAGGATAATGGAACCATGGCAGGAAAGAGCAATGGAGTTATACAGTGGCGGCCACCTTTCTATACGCGAGATTGCCGAAGCCATTGGTAAGCCAAAGTCCACAGTACACGACTTTATCTCAAGGAATAAGATAAAAAGGGGCCAGCCAAAGATCCTTGTCTTTGACATTGAGACGGCACCAGGCACCTGCTTTTACTGGCGAAGAAAGACGACCTATATCAACAAAGATATGGTCATTGATAAGCCTGGAAAGGTTCTTACGTGGTCTGCCAAATGGCTGGGACATGAGGATGTCATATCAGACAGCATCCTTGCTTATGGCAATATGCAGGATGACTTCAAGGTGTGCGAGTCCCTGTGGCACCTTCTTGATGATGCAGATATTGTCGTCGCTCACAATGGCGACAGGTTTGACATCAAGATGATGAATGCCCGGTTCCTAATGCATGGATTGCCACCCACCAGTCCCTACACCAGCGTAGACACACTAAAGATTGCAAGGAAGTACTTTGGCTTTGATAGCAACAGGCTTGATGAGCTGGGCCAAGACCTTGGTATCGGCAGAAAGATGAAGCACGAGGGGATGAGCCTGTGGATCAGGTGCCTTGATGGAGACAGGGACGCCTTTGATACGATGGTCAGCTATAATGAGCAGGATGTGCTGCTCTTGGAGGAGCTATATCTGAAGGTGCGCCCATACCATAAGACCCACCCCAACGTGTCGCTATACAGCGAGAACGAGCAGGTAAAGTGTGTCAAGTGCGGAAGCAATAATATAGAGCCAGTAGATCGCCACGCATATAGCAATACTACACGCTATCATCTCTACAAGTGTAAAGACTGCAATGGCTTTAGCCGTGGCAGGGTATCCGATAAGACAACTGCCCAAAGGGGCAACATACTTGCATCAAGCTGATGTCCACCAGCTCATATTCTGCCGATAGTCATACTGAAAGACGGTGCGCGTCTCGTGAACGCTCAGTATGGTCGCAGAGGGCTGAGACTGAACCCAACCGAGACTCCACATATTCTCGCTGTTGCGGATCTCAAGACAGGCGGGGAAGGTGCGGGTGCTGTTGTATGAGTTCCTGCGGCTGCCGTCGGGGATGCAATTCTTCGGTCCAGCGTCAACATTGCGGGCCTTTATGTCATCGTAGGGTGACCAACCGCAGTTGTCCATCATGCGCTTACTCATGTACTTGCCGCTGCCACACAGGAATTTGTCTATAAAGGTTGCCTGTTTATCCTTTGGGTCAAAGAAGTGGCACCCGCTGATCTCAAGGTAGTCCTCCTTGTAGGCATCAAGGTGCTTCAGGTATGCGGGCGAGAGGAGGGAGTCGCTGCCCGTTAGGACCACATCGTCGTCAAAGTTAGCGGCATACTTTAGTGCGTCGTTAAACTTCCTGCCCACCAATACATTGCCATCCTCATCGTGGTGCTGTGCAACCACCTTGTCCTCTACGCCTGACAGGTTCCCATCCTCGTCGGGCGTTTCTACTATAATGGCATCGTAGCCAAGGTCGTCGTAGTACAGGGCTACGCGGCGTGTTAGTTCGTGGCGGCCGTAGGCAGGTATGACGATTTTCATGGTATTAGGGGTGTAAACATGGTGTGGTCTACTGGCTCCGCGTCTGGGAAGCGCGTAATAGGTGTAATGGATAGTTCCTCCTTGCATGACACAAGCAGGTCTTGGCGGCACGATATAACTGTTGCCTTAGGCAAACGGCGTGACGCAGACGCATCCAAT